AATAGTTCCGGCAGGTTCAACCGCCTTAACAGTCCAAGGATCATCCTCTACTGCCGTTATGATCTTTTCCTCTAAGCGGCTTTGTAAAGGCTTAGGCTCGTTAGCCTTTACTTTAGACATTTCCTCGCGGCTAGGGCGTTTGCCTCTCGTAACATAACCTGCGTTTGCCAATGCACGACCAATCGCACTCGTTTCGCAATTCTCAAGCGCCGAAGTAGAATTAACTCCTCGCGTACTGACGGTTTCCTCTGCATAGCCAGTTGTCCAAGCCTGTGCATCCACTTCAGTTCTAAACACAGAAGCCTTAACAATAAATCGCTGAAGCGTTGACTCAACCAAAGTAGTATCAATTCGGCCATCTGGATGATCCTTCCAAAACTTTACTAGGCGTTCCTCGACTGTCTCGTAGTCCTCTAAGTTAAACATAAAGTTCGCTCTCCTCTGTTGCTAGTTGACCGGCAATAGCAAGGTAGGAAGCGGAGTCAATCCAAGTGTCGATCTTTTGACTGTCCTCAATGCTTCTGGCGATCTTGACGAGTGAGAGGATAACTGCCACTTGATAATCCTCAACCGGCATTTCCAGATAGGCGCTGAGAAGTCTTGCTGCTCTAGCCATGTTGTCACTTGGATGGCCATAATGTAATCCGCGTTCCTGATATAGGTCTGTTGCACTTTGTAGGATTTCACCATGCTTCATGCTCTGACCTGATCTCGCTGCTCATAGAACTTGCGTACTGCTTTGCGGCCAACAATGTAGCCGTCTCTGTGTCCTATTTTGTACCCCATAAAGAATAACAAGAACCAAGTGCCCAGAATAATGATCTGTAAAAGGCTCATTATGCACCGAATAATTCTAAAGGTAAATCTAGACAGTCAATGCAGACCACTTGATCTTGTTGATTGATATAAGCGTATATGCCTTGAAAATCCAGTTTACAACTCTGGCAATGCCAAGTCTTAAACTTTACTAATGTTGTCATTTGTTGCCCTTCTGGTCAGCCCTTCTGACCTTCTTGGCATAAGTGTTGCATAAATATCAGACAGATTGACGGTATTGTTTATAACGAAACGGTAACAATTCTCCCTCGTCCATCGCGTCATCGATTGACCAAGTTATGTCGTTATCGAGATCGTCCATATCTGCGCCCATTCACTACGAATGTGCCGTCCTTTTCTAGGTTGATCAGGGTTACTTGCGTGTCCTCGACTATGACGAACGCTTGCTGCCAGTTCATAGTTCCCTTGGTATAGGTAGCCTTGCGCACATCCATAAGATGACCACCTTCAACGCCGCGCAAGATACGCCCTACACGACCGCCTGAAGCCTCTGTAAAGGCCGACATACCTGCTCTGTGAGTATGACCACAGATGACGCTAAAACCATGCCTACGAGCCGCTCCAAGGGCTGTGAGACCTGCATTAGGGTTGATGCCCTGCTCGTCTCCATGAACTGCTACCCAGCCTTTCTGAAAGGCAAAGGGCTTTTTGTGGTACACAATTCCTAGTTCATCAAGTTTAAGGAACTTCTCAAAGCGTAACTCTGGTAAGGCTAGGAATGCCGGTATCTTTTTCATGATGACATTGTAAAGACGATCTGTGTGATTGCTTCTGATCATGTGTGCCTCTTTGGCATGTTCGACCAGCGACCAAAGAACCTCTACTGCTTGGTCTCGATCATCTCCGAGGGTCTGCTCGTACCAGCCAGCAGTTCCTTCTGTCCATCGGCTGATCTGTGGGAGATCGATTTCATCTCCCAAAGTAATGACGCTATCGGGGCGGTAAGCCTTAATAAAGGATGCAACATTCTTTACTGCTACTTCGTCATGATAGGGAACTTGTAGATCGGGAACGATTACAGTTCTTTTCATTATTAATCCTCATCGTCATCGTCATAGGGGATGCGGTCTGGAAGTTGTGGAAGCCAGTTGGGTGCAGGAAGGATGGTTGCTGGGTAAGTAGCAGGTTCTAACAAGATGCAGAGAGCAGTCTCAACATCAAACCCAGCCCTGCGCAGCGACTTGTAGTACTCATTAAGCCCTATGCAATACTGATCCAACATAGAGTAAGTGTCTAAGTCGATAACCTTCTTGCGAGTCATGGTCTTATTGTGACTTATCGCAAAGGATTTCATAGATTTTGTCAACGCGTGTCTCTAAGCGATCTACTGCATCCTTCATGGACGATCCGCTATTGGGCTTCAACTCCGCTAAATAGTGTTTGATCATGAACTGAAGCATCGCAGTAATGCCACCCAGAACCGTTACGATCGCTACTACAAGTGCAGCATAATCTTGAGGACTCATTTTCTAGGAGTGGCATAGCCAAAGATACCGGCAACGATCGAGCCAAGGATGGCGCGATAGTCGAGTGAAAAGTTAGAAGTTGTACCCCATACTGCCAAGAACGCGCCAATAGAGATTATTGCTGGGTGCTTCATATTCATAGTTTTGCTCCTAGTAGTGGGATATTAAAGAACGAACCGTCTTGATCGCCTTTGCTAGTGAAAGATATGTGGCAATGATGAGTGTGCTTGTTAGCCCCTGTATAAGACTTCCAACGCCATAGGCTTTTGGCGCTTGCGATCCTGCCTTCAAAGATAATATACTTGATGCGCTTGTCCGTTTTGGCAAGGACTCGAAGTTGATCAGCAATGTTGGGCATGAGATCGGGCTTTGCTGTACCAGAGACATCTCGATCGACATCGATTGCGTGAACAATCCCTGACTCTGCAGCAGGAATGTGGTCGCTAGTACCTGCTGACAGATGCCTTGCATCCGCAATCCAACCATCGGAAGTACGATCGCGATCTGGGTATGTGTCATCGAACTGCTCTCTGAGTTGTTTACCAGCAGCGCATAGTGTTGGCTTCATGCAAGCAAGATAGCCAATTCTGCATCTGTAAGCCCTAGGCGTTCTGCAATAGCAGCCTTGGCTTCTGCCTTCTCGGCTGCTGCTTGTTCCTCATCTGCCTTAGCCTTTGCATAAGCAATAGCATCTTTAGCGCGCTGCGCTACTTCCTCGGCTGTAAGTTCAACTTCTTTGACTTCGCCTGTTTCTACGTTATGTTCTATTTTTTTCATATTAGTTCACTCCATAAAGTACGTATGTGCCTGTAAAAGTTCCAGCACTGATTGAAACGTCAATTCTTGTAATGGCAGTTGTTGGATAGTAATAAACTCCAGCATCAATGGCATATTTACCATTTGCATTTGATGTAAAACCTGCTTGATAACGACCTAGTTTGCCACTTGTAGCATTGGCATAATCAAAAACTCTTAATTGTAAAGAGTTGTTGTTATCTCCTGTTGCAAATGAAGTCTGACTCAAATCAATGTTTGTGCCTTGAGAACCAATAGCAGTTCTGGTTGGGCTGCTCACCTGTGTTGCAATTCCAGCGTTAAGGTAGTTTGATCCTGTGTCGTTGTTAAAAGTAGCGGATACACCTACTGCGTTTGTTAAGTTAATATCTCTAATGACCAAAAATAAATCTTTGTAACTGCCGCTTATCGAAGTTAATGACAAGGCTGATCCGCTTAAACTTCCGCTAGCAATATCAGTCATGCCACCTGTGCCGGCTGACTGTGTGTATTCGCTAAATATCGCAGCGCTAGTGCTTAAAAAGTATAATTCGCCTGTCTCGTTTTGAGACATTGCTAGTGATCCCGCTGTGCTTACTGTTGCTGTGCCTGCTGTTATTGTGCAGACACCTGCCCCTTGATTGACTATAAATACTGTATCGCCAGCAGCAAAGAGAGATGTATTAACAGTAATTGTTGTGCTTGACGCAGAGTTCATTATTACAGTTGTGCCGGCATCAGCCGCTACAAGTGTATAACTGGCAGTCTTGGCGGTCGCAGAACCGCCACCCATCGCGGTCTGCTGCAGACTTGTCATCTGATCAGCCGTTAAGACCTGACCAACGGTAAAGGTTTGTTTTGCCATTATTTATCTCCTAGTACGCCAATACGGATGTGTCTATTATACCTTGAACCTCGCTGTTAAGCGTGAACCCATCAGTAATTGGCTCAAGAGTAGTAATCGTAACCTGCATCTGGTTTGGCGTAATATTCCAGTCAAGTCCTTGACATTGTAAAGTTTTGACGATCGTTGAACCGTCAGGTTGGATGTTAGTTATTTTTAATGGTTGAAAGTAATCTAAGCCTAGCATTGTGCCAGTTGGAACTGCCGTATCTTGCAGGTCAACTGTCATGGCATCGATGCGTATCGTTGTCTCTTGCCTAGTTGCTACATATATTCTGGCAATGTTTAATGTGTCTGTGTCTGTCTGCGCTACTAGGTTTGACTCGTTTAATTGGTGAGGGAAGTATTTAGCGATAGACACTGCGTTCTCTGAGACTTGCTGAGTGCCACCCACGCGAGTCATGCCAGCAGAGTTAATAATTAGTTTATCATCAAAGGCAAAGACA